TTACGCTGACTTCTTGTCGTCTATTGGGAGGCCAGGTGGGCTAGTGTGGACCACCAGGTGCCCTTGTCCTTCCCAGAAGTTTTCCTGTACCTCTACGCATACGCGCCAGGCTGCCCACGCCACGTCTTTTCCGGCTGCAAGGATGTTGCCGTGCTCATCAATGATCGCCATCTGGGCGGGGGCGCCTGACTCGCTCTTGGCGGTGAAGCCAGTGCTTACTGTCGCTGATAGTTTTGCACCCGCCAGTTTGGGGTTAGGCACTACAGTCTTCATTCAATATCTCCCCTACGGGCTATGGCCCGTTTACCCAGTGCTCGTTTCGCGGCCACGTTGGCCATGTAGGCTGCCCATTTACCGGGCTGGCGCCGCTGGCGGATCCGGCTGCATTTCGTGTGTCGTCGTGTTGATCTGCCTTTGCCGCAGACATCGCAGATGGCGGGTAGGTCGAGGCTGTGCGAGGCCATTGGTGGGCGAATGCGTTCGATCATACCTATGCCTCCGGGAACAAGTGGCTACGGGCGTGCTGGAGCACTTCAGCAGCCGACAGCTTGCTGACCTCTTGCTCACCATTGCTCACGGCCTCCAGGCGAGTTGCATAGAGCCCGGTCCGGCCGAGCCAGGCGTGACCAGTGCCTTCGTGTTGATCCCTCCCACCACCAAGTTCATGGTCAAATGGCACCTTGAAACCGGCAGCATTGCGATGGCCTCCACCGCCGTAATGCTTGGCGATCTCGCTTACGTCCATTCCCTCGTCGCTGCTGCGGAGGGAGAAGTAGCGGTGGTCGGCGGTGTCCTGGTAGCAGGCGGCGAACTTCTCGCCCTGGGCCATCAGGTGGCCGGCATCGCTGGCGTGAATGTAAGGCAAGTTCGCTACTGGCACGTCGTGGCCGGCGATGACCATGCGGCGCTTGTTGCTGGCAACCAGGTCGGCTATGTCCTTGTGGTGCTTCCTGTTGATGGCTGTCCCGGCAGCGATGGCAGCGCTCATTGGCTGTTTCATCTGTTCATCCCAGGCCTCGAAATCGTGCGGATAGCTGAACAGGTTGGCCAGGATCTCGCGGGTGCCTTCGAGCTTGAAACGCCAAAGATCGCGGTCCTCGATGTGGTTGATTAGGGCCGGGCGCTGGTAGTGGGGGAAGAAGAAGTCCCAGGTAAGGCCGGCGCCGCTGCGGTTCATGTCGAACACGGCGCTGAGCTTGGGCAGAGTTTCTGCCCAAGCATAGTAATGGGGTGGGGCAGGCTCTAGCTCAGCCAGGGCCTCGGCAGCTGTTTTGTGGTGGTCGAGCACCAATACAGCGCGTGCCTGCAGGGCCATCGCTTGGAGCGCCGCCAGAGGAAAGGAGAAGTCGACGATGATCACCAGGCGGTCGGAGACGTCCGGGGTCGCCATGCCGTAGTTGCCGGCCATGAACTCGACGTTTTCCTCGCCCAGACTGCGGCGTACAGCCCAGGCAGCGCCGAAGCCGTCGGCACAGTTGCCATGATAGATGCAGAGGATCTTCATACTGCGGTCTCCATGTTGGCGGCGGTGGCTGGAGTGCTACGCAGTTGGAAGTGGATGCGCATGGCAAGCGCCTGGATGTCCTGCTCTTGTTTGGCGGCCCGATAGCGCCATGGTTCGGCGCCCGGGGCTGCCCGCCATGTCTTTTCGGCGAGATTCAAAGTCTCTGTTGCGCTGATCAGCAGGTCATAGTCCGCTCTGGTCACGGGCAGCCCGGTGTAGGGCATGATGCGTTCCTCAGGCTCGGCGATGACCTCGCGACGCACTTCCATGTGGGCAGTGAAAGCTTTGCGGGCCGTGTCCAGCTCGGCCTGCTTATCAGCCAGGTCCCGTTCGAGCTGTCGGACGCGATGGGCGTGGGCAGCTTCCTTGACTTCCTGGCCTTCCATGAAGCCCAGCGCGTGCGCTCGGCGGCGAGCAGTGGCAAACAGGAAGGGCATTACCACCAAGGTGGCCAGCCACACGATGCCTAGGGCGAGAGTTTGTTGATGCGGTTGCATGTGCTGTGCTCCAAAGTAGCCCGCCGGCGGGAATAACTGTCAGAGTCCGGCGGCGAGCGTGTGCAAAGGGAGGCGATTACTTGCCTTGCTGGAAGGTACCGATGGTGAGGTTCACAAGGCCGCCGATTTCGCTCTGCAGCACTTGCTTGAACTCATCCGCGAAGGCTTCACGCTGTGCCTCCTCGCCGACCCAGCGCAGCTTCAGCAGCGGTTGTTCCCGGCCGGTGATCACAGAGACGCGCAGGGTGATATCGGCTGGCTGCAGAGCATCGAAGGGTGGTGTGGTGAAAATGAAGGTAGTGGGCAGGGTTTCCAGGCTGCGCGCTTCAATGGCATCCATCGCGCTGCGGCTGGCGGCCAGGTCACCTACCACGCTGTCTTGCTGGCTGGTGGCCTTGATGCTCATGCGGCGAATGGCGTTGATCGCGGCAGGCATTTCGAGCTTCTCGTCATTGGCGCTGGCAATCAGGTGCGGCATCCAGTCTTCGAGGAACTCTGCGAGTTGCTGCTGGGTCAGCGATTTCCCGGTGACGGCTTGGAGGGCGGAGTAGGCTGCGGTGGGCTTGAGGGTGAGGGTGGCGGTGTCGTCCCCGTGTCCTGGCCGGTCTGCGTCACCCAGATTGAACAGCACAGTGGCGCTCATGTTGTCCTGGTTCACGAAGCCGGCTGGCTGCTGGCCATCGGTGGTGTGGTTGGCGACATAGTTGCTGAAGTCGTCCAGAGAGTGGGTGTTCAGCGTGGCCCGGAAACGGTCGCGGCTGATTTGGTATTGCTCCAGGTTGTGCGGACGGAATCCGTCCGGAACCAGGGCAACGGTGTGGCCGCCGTTGGTGTTCAGCACCTGGTTGGCACTGGCGAGGATGGTTTGGGTGATCAGTTGCAGTGCTTCTTTCATTCTTCAGGACCTTATGGTGTCAGAGTTGAAGGGTATTGCAGGGTGGATCAGGTGCGGGCATGCACCGGGGTGTCTTCCGGTTTGAACAGCTGATCCGTCGGGTTGGTCAGGAACAGCTGCAGGCCGTCCGGCGTAACGTAGAGCGGGGTGTCGAGGGTAGTGTCCTCACGACGTTTGCCGCGCTTGGTTGGCTCGACATAGTCCAGGGTGTGGGTAACGGCCACCTGGTGGCTCTGCGCGATTTGCTTGACCTTGAAGGTCAGGGTTACCTGGCCTTGTTTGCCGAAGGTCACGCAGCCAGCTGCGACAGCCGACAAGGCGGCACCTACCTGCTGTGCGAACACCCCGGCGTTGAGTGAGTGCAGGAACTCGGCGGTATCAGTTGCTTTCATGTGCTGTGCCTCTTGGGGATGGGCGTTATGCCCGGGTTAAGCCGCTGCCTCGGCGCGAGCGTCGAGGTAAGTGGCCAGATCCGTCAGGCGCACATACAGCGGCGCCAAGCGGGAATCGGTGTGCTTGAAGGTTGGGAGGGTGACCTCCTTGGCCTTGATCAGCGCGCGCAGGCGCTTCTCTGTCCTGATGTGCGGGAAGTAGTGCTCCCGCACATCGTCAAGCGGAAGGCTGTTGGCCTTCCACCGTTGTTGCAGAAGTTCCAGGGTCGTCACGCCCGCGCCTCCCCGCACCCCGCTGGCAGCCGGAGCTGCAGGGTTGCGACAAGACTGTCGACAGTCTCTCCCTTGGCCCAGGCGGCGACGTTTCCGCCTGCGTCGCCAATCACCGCACCGTAGGGATTCGCCGGGTCATTGGTGAGGGTGACATGCGGTAGCCATCCTAGAGGGGTGATCGCCAGCAGCGCTGTATAGAGCGCCACCAGGTGAAAGGTTTGCTGGGTTACGGCGGTTGTACCTGGGGTTGGTGCGGGCGTGGCCATGCTCATGCGGCGGTGTCCTTCTGTGGTACTTCCTTGATCTCGATGCGCATCTGTTTCGCCAGCCAGTCGATGCCGGCCTCAGTGACCATGAGCACCACATAGTGCTTGCGGTAGGCGAGTTGCTTGGGCTGCGTGACTCGGGGCTCCATGAACAGGTTGCCGGCGCCGATATGCCTGGCGGCAAGGGTGCCGTCCCTGTTCAGGTGGCCTTTTTCACGCAGCCAAGCGCGCAGCACGGTTTCACGGATGCCAAGCACCTGGGCTGCCTGGTTCAGGGTGCGGTTCATAGCTGCTGATCTCAGGCGGCGTGCTTGCAGCGAGCGAGGCCGGCAAGACCGATCAGAAGATGGCTCATGCTGCATCACCTCCTAAAGGAGCGTCGATCTCAGCGGCGATCAGGAAGCGGTGTGCCAGGGCGCTGACTGGGAAGGGGTTCACCGAGCCGGTGGCGAAGTGCAGCTGTGGTTTTCCGCGATTGATTATCAACAGTTGGCCGGTGGCCTGCTGTACGGCGCGGACGGCGTCAGGGTTTGTGGTGCAGGCCGGGTGTGGGATTACCTGGCAGCGGTTGGTGTGCTGTGTCGATAGCATGTCGCGTACTCCAGAGGTCAGAGTGTGGGTACGCGATCAATCTATATCTGTTGGGTAACCATGTAAATACCTATCAGGTATTTTCTACAGTTTATCCAGTCGTAAGGTCGCCTTTCCTACGATGCGCCACTCTGGAGTCAGTTCGATGTAGCGGGGTGAGTACTCCGAATTGAGGGCATAAAGGAAGAGTCGGCCATCCTCTTCAACCAGCTGCTTAAAGGTGCCATCACCAACGGCAGGCCTTTTGGCGAACACGAAGTCTCCTGGGGCCACTTTGAGGGCTGGTTCGATCATCACTTGGTCATCAGTCCAGAAGCGCGGCTGCATTGAGAAGCCAGAAAGGCGAAGTATGAATGCGCCTGGGGTGTGGTTTTTGGGGGCGTCGATCCATTCTTCGGCGACACCTGGTTGGTACAGATCGATTACTTCCATTGCAGATCCTGCTGCTATGACGCCGACAACAGGTATTTTACCCTTCGTATACGCCTGAAATGTGGCGTCTGCATGATAGTCGCCGCGCTTCTCTTCAGCGCTGGCGCCCAGCAGGATGCTGGGGTTATCCAGATCGTAGGGTGCGAGGCCGAGCAGCTCCTCAAGTTCCCGCGCTGGATCGTCTCCTATGCCTTTGTGACGTGTAGGGCCGGCGAACTGGCCTACTTGGCCGGGGGCCTTTCCCAGCATGCGTGCGAGCTCAGCTGGCGTAATAGAACGGCCCTGCATTATGTGCCGCAGGTTCGCATGACGTATTTCGGGGATGGTCGGGTATTTGCTCATACTCAGCATTGAGCCACTTATTACCCGCCGGGTAAATTCCCTGTTAGGTATTGCCATTCGTTACCTGTTCGGTAATTATGTCTGCCGAGGTGACCCGAAATGAAGCTAGCAGAGTACATCCGCAAGATCGATAACCCGCGCGACCCAGCTGGCAACCCATTGGCGGTTTACGCGGGGCGCTGCTGCGTGACCATTGGCTACATGAAAGTGCATGTGCTGTATGCACGCAAGGATCCCCGCTTTCGGTTGCTGCGCGCGCTGGCACGCGAAAGCCAAGGCAATGTGAACCTGCTTGAAGTACTCGAGCACTACGGCGTTAAAAAAGAAGAATTGATCTGGCCTGATGCGGCCTGATTAGGTGCTGGCCCCCGAAGGGGCCAGCGAGGTGCCGCTTTGGACTCTGACCTCCAAAGCGGCGGGTGATGCGATCTGTGCGAGCACAGCACATGCGGGGGCGCCGCACAGCTCGAACCACCCTTTGACGCGGGGCTTTTACCTCCCGCGTCGTGCCTGGCGAGGCTCTGACCCCTCGGCAGGCGCACGACGCCCGATGTGGACACAGCACGTGTGGGGGACATCGGGTCGCCGTAGCCGTAATAGTAGGGGATAACCCGACTAGTTGGCTATGTCGTTAAACGACGGCTTTCGGTAATGCCGTGCAGGACTCTGTCCCTGTACGTAAACCCCAGGTACCGCGACTCTGACCCGCGACGCCTGGATCAAGCACAGCACACAGCCGGTCCCGTCTGGGGCCGGCTTGGGGGAAGTATGAGCCGACTCGACCTTTTGCCAGACGCAGGTCTGGTGCTTTCACTTCGCCAGGCGCTTTATCGCTCTGGACGCGATTACAAGGGCGGACTCACAGCCCTGGCCCATGACCTGGGTATGGATTTCGACGCACTGCAGAAGAAGCTCAAGCACACGGAGGAGCGTCGGTGGCCCACGCCAGATGAATGGGAGGAGATCATCGGTGCCACCCAAGACCATCGTCTGTTGGATGCGTTGCTGCGCCCGGCCGGGGCGGTGTGGTTCAGGCCGCAACCAGTTGCCGCCACCCCCGATGCGCTGAAGGCGGTCGGTGAGCTGCTGCAGAAGGAGGGCGCCTTTGTCGGCAGCCTGCACAATGGTGTGGCTGACAGTGTTTGGCAGCCTCATGAAGTGGCGCTGCTCGAGCACCACGGTAACGAGGTGATCCGTGCCGTGCTCGGCATCATGGCCGGCGCACGCGCCTCGATGGAGGACCGCCAGGATGGATGAGATTCAGTTCGAGATGGCGCAGCGTTTTCAGGAAACACAGCTTCAGCAGGCCATCGACAACCGCGTGCAGTACCAGGGCGAAAGTGCCGTGGACTGCGATTCCTGTGATGTGGAAATTCCTCAGGCCCGCCGCCTTGCAGTGCCGGGTTGCCGTTTCTGCGTGGATTGCCAAGGGCAGCTGGAGCGACGTGCATGACACAGGCAGGGAACGCCACACCGATTGCCGCATGGGCGCGGCGCTACATCGAAACCTTCAACCTGGCCCTGGTACCCATTGACCCGGGGCAGAAGGCCCCCAAGGGTAACGGTTGGAACAAGCCAGGCGGGTATATCACCGATGCCGCACAGGCAGAGGCTTTCTGGTCAAAGAATCCGAACCACAACATGGGTGTGGTGCTTGGGCCAAGCGGTGTGTGCTCGCTGGACGTTGACCACGTGGAGTATTGCCGCGATGTGATGCGGGACATTCTGGGCATTGATCTGGACGAGCTGGCATTAGCCTACCCAACGTTGGTGGGCAACCCGGCGCGTTTCCGGGTGATGTTCAGGGTGCCGGAGGGTCTGGAGTTCAGCCGCCATTCGTTGAGCTGGCCAAATCCTTTGGACCCGGACGGTAGCAAGCACAAGCTGGCCACTGCGGCGTTGAAGCAGGCCCGGGGTACCGGTGACAAGGCGCAGATCGAAGCCATGCAGGCTCGACAGAAGGAGTTTGCACCGGTGACGGTGTTCGAGCTCCGAGCTGGAGCTGTGCAAGACGTCCTGCCGCCCTCGATCCACCCAGACACTGGTCAGCCGTATACCTGGCGCAATCCGCCCGCGGATGGCCTGCTGGAGTTACCCGGCGACCTAGTGAAGACCTGGCAGAACTGGGAAATTTTCAAGCGGATGGCGCTGGAGGCATGCCCGTGGGCGCCGGCTGCACCAAAGCCGCCTGCGAAGGTGAAAAAGGCTTCACCATCGCATGGGGTAAGCGGCGATAACCCCTCAGTGATCGACGTCTTCAACCGCGGGACGGACATCGAGAGTTTGTTGCAGCGAAATGGATACATCCAGCGCGGGCGGAAGTGGCTCGCACCGCAGAGTTCCACTGGCCTGCCTGGCGTGAATGTGGTCGAAGATCAGGGTGAGCAACGCCTGTATTCTCACCATGGGTCTGATCCACTTGCCAATGGACACATGAACGATGCGTTCGATGTGTTCTGCATCCTTGAGCACAACGGCGACACCTCGGCGGCGATCAAGGCTGCGGCGCGCTCCCTCGGGATTGAGCACAAACGCTCCGGCTCAAGGCCGCCAGAGCCCCCGCCTGTTGGCGAACTTCCCCCAGCCCCAATTGACGAGGCGGGAGCCTCAGCCGAGGCCGGCTCCTCCGGCAACGGGGGGAGCGGGGGTGGGTTCAGCTTGAAGGCCTTGCTGCGGCGCTACGCTCTCATCGAAGGCACCACACACGTGTGGGACATCGACACCGCCAAGAAGATCAAGAAGGCCGGTTTCGTTGCCCATATCGGCAAGGAGGCCTTCAAGGAGTGGGAGGCGGTCACGGACCCGGCTCGCAAGAAGCGGGTCAGCGAGGAGTGGGTCAAGGACAACGAGCGGACACAGGCGTTGGCCGGCAAGGCGTTGGGCGATTTCTCCATGCCGATGATGACTCGCTACGTGTACATCGACGGGACCAAGGATGTGTGGGACTACGCAAAGAAGCGGCGTATTGCCGAGGGGGCGGTGAAGATGGCCTTGGGGGATGCATACAGTCTGTGGTTGAACAGCCCAGATCGGCGCGTGGTGGACATGAATCACATCGTATTCGACCCCTGCATGAAGCACGACCCTCAGACGTACATCAACACCTTCGAGGGGCTGCCGCTGGAGCCGAAGCGTGATGATGCAGCCTGCGAAAATCTGCGTTGGTTGATCAGCTTCCTGTGCAACGACGCCCAGGATTCTGCGCATTGGCTGACCTGCTGGTTGGCTTATCCGCTGCAGCACTCCGGGGCGAAGATGGACACGGCGGTGCTGATGCACTCGACAATGGAGGGCTCAGGCAAGAGCCTTTTGTTCTCCGTGGTGATGGGCGCCCTGTACGGAGTGTATTCCGCTACGGTGGGGCAGACCCAGCTGGAAGGGAGCTTCAATGCCTGGCAGAGCGGAAAACTGTGGGCGGTGTTCGAGGAAGTTGTGAGCCGTGATCAGCGTTACAACCAGGTGGGCAAGATCAAGCAGTTGATCACTGGGCAGACGGTGCGCATCGAGAGCAAGTTCGTGAATGGTTGGGAGGAGGCCAGCCACATGAACGCGGTCTTCCTGTCGAACGAGATCATGCCATGGCCGATTGGAGAGGCTGACCGGCGCTTCCTGGTGATGTGGCCCGAGGAAAAGCTGCCGGCCGACCGCCAGGCAGCAATCAAACATGAATTGCAGAGCGGCGGGGTCGAGGCCTTGTACGGCTGGTTGCTGGCTCAGGACCTGGGCGACTTTGACCCGCAGACCAAGCCGCCAAGCACGCCTGCGCGTGAGCGTCTGGTGGCTTTGAGTCGGGCGAGCTGGCAGACGTTCGTCCACCTTTGGCGGCACGGGCAGCTGGGCGCCGGGCTGTGGGGGGCATGCCTTTCCTCCGACCTGTATTCGCTGTTCCTGGAGTGGTGTCACCGATTTAAGGAAAACTCGATGAGCCAGACGAAGTTCAGTCTGTTCATTGAGACCGTAGGAGTGGAGAAGACGCGGGCGATCCCCTGGACGGAGCGCAACAGCAGGCGTTTCAGCGCGTGGTTCTTCCCCAAGGACGAACAATCCTTCCTGCCACCTTCCACAAAGAGCGCCGAGCTGGGTGTGCACGTCGAGGAGTGGCGCGCCAGGGCACGGCTTGCGGGCTGGAGCGTCGATAATTGGGACCATGTGAAGGTGGCTGCGGCATGAGTACGCCTACAGGTGTGTTGGGTGTGTCGGCTATGTGTTGGGTTGATTCTCCAACCTTACACAGCTACAAGCCACGTAATTCGAGGGCTCCGTTGAGCTGTGTAGGGTGTGTAAGGTTTGCGCGCGTGCGCGCGCGTGCGCAGATTTTTATCATCAGCCAACAACCAGAAACGACGCCATTTTCTTTCTACGCGAGGACTGAAAACCCTTACACACCTTACACACCTTACACAGGCGCTCTGGAAGCATTGATTTTTCTGGTGTCGTTGTGTGTTGGGTTTGTGTTGGGTATGGCGTTTTTGTGTTGGGTTGGTTCTGCCGAAGGGGAGAAGTGCCATGATTGAGGCAATCGAGGCAGTGCTGAAGCATTGGGGGCGGTCGGTGCGGTGCGATGCGCCGGGCGGCGGCTTGGCCAGCCCGGCCGGGGCGCTGATGGAGTGGCTGGGCTGCATCCCGCGCGCCGGGTCGAGCGGATCTCGGGTGTTGCTTGCTGGTGCCGGCCCCGACTACCTTGCCAGCGAAGTGGAGGCGGCATTGGCTGCCATCGAGCGCCAGGATGGCTGCGAGATGCTGGTCGCGCTGGCCAGGTTGCGGTACGCCTTCGAACCGGCGCTGACTAAATCGGAGCAGGTGCGTGATCTGCAACTGGGCCACGGCGAAGCCGGTAGGAAAGCGTACACGCGGTTGGTGCAACGGCTGCATCAAACGGTGGAGGCAGAGCTGAAGGTGCGCCATTTCAAGTCAGAAAACCAGCTGCGCGAAGCCAAACGGAAGGGGGACCAGATGCGTAAAGCTTCGCGCCGGCAGGCCAGAAAGGCGCATTTCGCTCGCGGCATTGAGCTGCGTCGGCAAGACCCTGCTGACCTTTCGTCGGGCGACTCGGCGCCAGTCGGCGCCGTAGCGCCCGGGCAAGCCCCCGTCAGGAACAACCGTTAACAGGGGGTTTTCGGTTTGTCCTTTTGCCGGTACAAAGTCCCCACGATTCGGTAGGTCCGCCTAGCGAGCACCTGAGTGCACAGTGCTGTGCCGAAGTCCCAAGCCCCCAGCTTGGGCGCCTGCAAAACCCCGCTCCGGCGGGGTTTTCTTTTTCCAGCGCCGTGCTTTGCCAATGAGGCTTATATGAACAGCGAGCAACAAACGTTAGCCGAACTGCCGATCTGGATGGTGATCGTGCTGTCCCTGGTCGGCGGTGTTTCGGGAGAGATGTGGCGGGCCGACATGGCGGGCGCTCGCGGTTGGGGGCTGATTCGCCGGCTGGCGTTGCGCTCTGGTGCCTGTGTGACCTGCGGGCTTTCGACCAACATGCTGCTGTACGCCCTCGGCGTTTCGGTATGGGCGGCCGCAGCGGTCGGTTGCTTGGCTGCAATGGCTGGAGCCGATGTCGCGATCAACCTGTACATGCGATGGGCTGCCAAGCGGCTGGGCCTCGGGCAGGTGACACCTGCAAGCAGTGACTCTGCTCAGTGAGAGGAGATTTAGATATGCAGGTACGTGTTATTGGCGAGGAGCAACAATTGTTGTGGGTGAGAACACAAAACGGCGGTGTGACGAGCCTGTCCCACCGCCGAGATGGCACTCTGTCGAAGATCATCGCGGCACTTGAGTCTGCTCTACAACAGGCGAGAGCAGAAGCTAAGCAAGTTAACGAGGACGATCAGGCAATGGTTGCCAGCTCCAAAGATATCGACGCTCTGTTAAAGCGTGATTTCTCGGTTGATGTTCGCGGCAACCATGTTCCAGATCCCAGGGGACTTGAAGAAGGGATGCCACTTAGGCGGAGCGACGAATCCAACGCGGTTTCCGCTCTTCCAGATTGCAACTGCATGACCTGCCAGGCCGGCTGCATTAACAGCCGCTTCGAAGGCCGCAACGAACTCTTGCTGATCGGAGCTGGATCGGCTTCCGAATGAAGAGTCCACAGGAACAATGATCATGTCCTGTCCTTGCTCGCGTACGTGAGCGAATTTGTATCTAGCCATCATTCATCCTTTTGATTGTTGAGGTAGTCCTTCCTCGGCATGCCTTCTGCTAGGAAGGACCAGGCGATGCTAGCACTTTGACTTCATGCGTGAGGAGTTTCCGTGTCTATGAACCAAGGATCGGATGTCTTGTTGGCAGGACGAGCTAGGGCCATGACCCCGTCAGCAGCTCAGGTCTGGCGGGGGACCCTGGCGATATGGCCGGAGTACGGGGCAGGAAACCCGCGGTTCTTCGCTAGCGGACAGTTCACCAGCTTAGTGAACTGCGGTGAACTGGTTAACCCCCTGAATTCATTGGGTGAACTGGACTTTCCGACATGACTTATCTCACCAAAACTGAGTTCGCCGCCCGCCACGGATGGTCGAAATCCTACGTTTCAAAACTCGGCAAGCAAGAGCGCCTGGTGCTTTGCTCGGACGGCAAGGTCGACGTAGAAGCCACCGAGGCGCTGCTGGCCGAATCGGCCGATCCGAGCAAGGCCTCCGTCGCGGCCCGGCATGAAGAAAACCGAGTCGAGCGGGATGTGCGTAGTCACCTCCAACCTGGCGGCGACCCACCTGCGGTGCAGCAACCGGAACCGTCGCCTTCTGGAGGTCCTAACTTCCAGCGGTCGAAGGCTCATCGCGAGTTCTACCTTGCGGGTCTGGCGGAGACCGAGTTCTACAAGGTTCGAGGAAACCTGGTTGAACGGGCCGCAGTCGAAGATGCCGCGTTCGCTGCGGGAAGGATGCTTCGTGAGCAATTATTCGGCCTGGCCCCGCAGCTAGCAGGCGAAGTGGTGGGGATGAGCGACTTATGGGAAGTCGAAAGGCACCTCACTGACACTTTTCGTCGGGTGTTCACCGAGGTCGCCAACATGAACAGCGCCGACCTCGAGCAGGCCATTGGCCTGAAACAATTCAATAACCAGAGCTGAGCCTATGCCCACCGGATACGCAGACGGTGCAGAGGTGTACCGCGAAGCGTTTTGCCGAGGGCTTACGCCTGACCCTGATCTTTGGGTCGACGAGTGGGCAGATGAGTACATGCGAATCCCGCGTGGTACCGGTGCCGCAGAGCCAGGCAAGTATCGCACCGCGCGTACGCCGTATGCCCGCGAACCTATGCGCTGCCTGTCACCCGCTCACCCGTGTAAGCGTGTGGTGACCAAAATTGCCTCGCAACTTATGAAAACACAGATCGCGCTGAACTGGATCGGAGCGCTGATCCACATGGCTCCGGCTAATATCTTGACGCTACTGCCCACCGGGGGCTTGGCGAAGCGGGTGTCTTCCCGAATCGGCAAGACCATCGATTCAGTACCGGAACTGAAAGCGCGGGTGGCGGCGGTCCGGTCCAGGGACTCCCGGAACACCTTGGACACCAAGGAGTTCGATGGTGGCGCACTGTTTGCCACTACGGCCGGCTCTGCGGCCAACCTGTCTGAACTTTCGGCTCGGTATGTGTACGGCGATGAGGTTGATCGATGGGAAGTGGACGTCAACCAGGAAGGTGACCCGATCAAGCTGGCCGAAGCGAGGGGCAGTACGTTTGGGCGTAAAGCGAAGTTCTACTTTTCCAGCTCCCCGCTCATCAAGGGTATGTCACGAATTGACGATCTCTACATGATGGGGGATCAGCGGCACTACTACGTGCCTTGCCCGCATTGTGGGCACATGCAGGTGCTGGTCTGGGAGCGACTGTTGTACTCGGCTGATTTCAGCACCACTCACTACCAGTGCGCTGGGTCTGAGTGCGATGTGCTCATTGAGGAACACCACAAGGCTGAGATGCTGACCAAAGGGGAGTGGCGCGCTCATGCCCAGGGGGATGGAGAGACGGTCAGCTTCCACCTCAACGCGCTTTATGCCCCGTTAGGTTGGCAATCCTGGGCCACACTGGCTCGGGAGTTTGAAGAGGCCAAGCTTGCTCAGAATCGCGGAAATCTGCACCCCATGCAGGTTTTCTACAACACTCGGTTGGCTGAGGTCTGGGATAGCGCAATTGAGCAGACAAAGGCCGAGGTGCTGCAGGCTCGCGCGTTGCAAGAGGACTACGTGCTGGGCACCCTGCCTGTAGGAGCACTGGCGCTGACGGCCTCCGTTGACGTCCAGGCCAATCGCCTGGAGGTGATGGTTATGGCCTGGGGTGCAGGGATGGAGCGTTGGGTGGTCGATCACCAAGTGATTCCTGGCGACCCAGCGGACGAACGCACCTGGGCGTTGCTGGATGATCGCTTGAAGCATCGGTATCGGCATCCTTGCGGGGTAAATCTCGCGATCTTGGCAGCTGGTATTGACTCCGGCGGTCACCATACCCACGAGGTCTATCAGTTCACCCGTGTGCGTCGATGGCGCAACGTATTCGCGCTCAAGGGGGCGAGCAAGTCGGGTAAGGCTATCATCGCCCAGCGTCCATCACAGGTTGACGTTACCTGGAAGGGCCAGACCGAACGCAATGGTGCCGAGCTTTGGATCGTCGGTACCGACACGGCAAAAGACTGGATCTACAACCGCTATAACTTTGAGAAAGGACCTGGTGCGCTGCACTTCGCCAAGGACCTGCCGGACGAGTTCTTCCAGCAGTGTGTGGCCGAACGGAAGGTCGTCCGCTATGTGAAGGGCCATGAGCGGTTCGAATGGGTCAAGAGCAAGGCCGAGCGCAATGAGGCGCTTGACCTGATGGTGTACAACCTGGCCATGGCCTATTTCCTTGGTCTGCACCGCTACGGTGAGCACGACTGGGACAAGCTGCGACAGGCGCTTGCACAGGCCAGCCTCTTCGATCAGGGCGAACCGCAGCCAGCCCGGCCCCGGGCCAACGAGCCGGACGCCGATGACCAGGGCGACGAAACCCCGTCCCCATCTGCACCTCCGCCGGCGCCGGTCCGGCACAGCGATCCGCCGCCACCACAGTCGGCCCCTCGGGCTGCGCCACAACCCATGCAACGCCGCAGCTCCAGCAGCGGCTACCTGAAGAGACGCTGAAATGGCCTATACAAAAGCACACCTCGACGTTGTCGAGCGGGCGATTGCACGCGGCGAAAAGATCGTTCGCTATTCAGACCGCACCGTTGAATACCGAACGGTCGATGAGCTGATCAAAGCCCGTGACCTGATCCGCGCCGAACTGGTGGCGGCGGCGGGGCCGCGTTCCCGGGTGACCCGCGTCTACCATGGGGGCAAGGGGCTGTGAGCGGCCGCTACCTGACCCTCGGTCGCTCGGGCATTTTGGTGCCCGAGCGGATCAAGGCCAGCTACGAAGGCGCTGCTGAGGGGCGGCGCTCATCGGGTTGGGATGCACCGGACACCGGTGCCAACAGCCTGATCATGCCGGCCTTGCGAAACTTGCGGTCCCGCTCCCGCAGTGCGGTGCGCAATGACCCCTATGCTGCAAACGTCATCGACAAGCGTGTCAGCAACCTTATTGGTACTGGCATCACCCCGCACCCGCGATTGCTCGACAAAGCGGTGCGCAAGGCGATGCAGGAGTTGTGGGAGGACTGGGTAGATGAGGCCGACGCCGATCAGCTCACGGACTTCTACGGGCTGCAGGCCCTTGTGGCGCGAACCGTTGAGCAGTCGGGCGAATGCTTCATCCGGCTGCGGCCACGACGGTTAGAAGATGATTATGCAGTGCCGTTGCAGTTGCAGTGCTTGGCACCGGAATTCGTCCCCCATGACAAGTTCGAGGTGACTCGCTACGGCAACGTGATCAGAGCGGGAATCGAGTTCAACGGCATGGGCCGGCGTGTGGCGTACTGGTGCTATCGCAACCATCCCAGCGACAAGTCCTCGCTCAACGTTGGCTACAACCAATTGGTACGAATCCCTGCAGAGCAGATGCTGCATATCTTCGAGCCACTAGAGCCTGGTCAGTTGCGCGGTGTTCCCCGCTTGGCGCCAGTTCTGAAGCGCTTGCGCAGCCTGGACAACTTCGATGATGCAGTCTTGTTCCGGCAAGAAGTGGCCAACCTATTCGCAGGTTTCGTGCGCAAGCCTGCCCCGGATGGCCCTCCGCAGTTGGACCCGCTCACCGGTGCGCCGGTCAAGCTCGACCGGGATGGCTTCACCCCGATGGTCGGGCTTGAGCCCGGCACGATGCAGGAGCTGCTCCCTGGTGAGCAGGTCGAGTTCTCCGACCCGCCGGACGCAGGCAACAATTACCCCGACTTCATGCGGCAGCAGCTGATGGCTGCAGCGGCAGGATCGGGGCTGCCCTATGAGCTTATGACCGGCGACATGCAGGGCGTGAATGACCGGGCGATCCGCGTGGTGCTAAACGAGTTCCGGCGGCGCTTGGAGCAGCTGCAGTTCCAGGTGTACGTCCATCAGCTGTGTCGCCCAGTGCGCAAAGCCTGGTTAGACATGGCTGTGCTGGCCGGTGCGCTTGACCTGCCGGACTACTCGCAGCGCCGCCGCGAGTACCAACGTACCCGCTGGGTGCCGCAAGGGTGGGCATACATCCACCCTGTTCAGGACGTTCAGTCGCGCAGCATGGAAATTGCCGCAGGCTTTGCGTCGCGCAGCGAAGTCTGCCTGCGTAACGGTACCGACTCTGAGGTGGTCGACGAAGAGAACGCCGCCGACATCGCCCGGGCCAAGGCCCTGGGCCTCAAATACAGCAGCCTGCCGGCCATCGAGGATGACCCTGATGAGCCAGGCGAGAAGGGGAAGACATGAAACAGTCGATGCCGATCCGCATCTTCAACAAGGCACCGGCAGTGCCGACGGTCGATGACCAGCACTGGTACAAGATCACCGCCGCCGTAAAGGCGGAAGGCGATGATGAGGGTGAGCCAGCCCCCATCGAGGTCTACGTCTATGGGGAGATTGGTGGCTGGGGTATCTCGGCCAACCAATTCATTCAGGATCTCAAGGCGGTTGACGACGGTGTATCACCGGTGGTGGTGGCGTTCAACACCAACGGTGGCGACCTGTTCGAAGGCCTTGCCATTCACAACGCGCTGAACCGCCTGGGTGAACGGTGTACCGGGCGTGTCGACGCCCTGGCCGCCAGTGCAGGCAGTGTAGCGGTATGTGGCGCCCACCGGGTCGTGATGGCGTCGAATGCAATCCTGATGATCCATAACCCCTACACCTGGGCAGGTGGGGATGCCGAAGAGCTGCGGCGTGTGGCCGACGTCCTGGACACGGCCTTCGAAGTAATCATCGCTGCCTACAAAGCGAAGGCGCCGGGCATCGACGAAACTGAGCTGCGGCGCATGGTCAACGATGAAACTTGGCTCACTGCCCAAGAGGCGCTCAAGCTGGGCTTGGCCGATGAGGTTGGCAATGGTCTCCAAGTGCGGGCTTGCCTGGGCCAGGCCACTACGATGGCGCGCTATAAGAACACCCCACAAGCGCTGCTGGATCAGCTGGAGCCCGGTTCGGATCCCGCGGCAGATGACCCCGCAGTCCCGTTCGAGCCGCCTGCTTCAAATCCAGCAGATGCCACGGCACTGGCGTTGATGATCACCCAGGCATGCGCCAAGGCGGGCATCAGCAACCTGGTTGAGCCGCTGATTGCTTCTACCAAGCTGACCAGCCAAACAGAGGTGCAGTCCGCATTGAAGCGTGCGAGCGACGTGCACAGTCTATGCGTCGCAGCTCGTTTGCCTGAGCTTACCGCCGACTTCGTGAAGGCCGGCCTGGAGCCTGATGCGGTGCGTGCTCGGCTGTTCGAGAAGGTGGTCGGTACCGGAAAGGGCATCGAGATCGATAACAGCCTGCCACCGGCCGATGACGATCCGGAGAAGGTCAAGGCGCAGCTACCCAACCCGTCCAATATCTGGGCTGCCCGCCGGCAGGCCGCCAACAAAGGAGCACGACCTTGAGCACTATCCAACATGAGCAGGTTCACCCAGGTGAGTTCCTGCTTTCCGAAGGCCCAGGCAAGATCTCCCGCGAAGCCATCAACGTTGCAGCCGGCTCGGCTCTGGTTGCCGGCCAGGTGCTTGGTCTGCATGCCGCCAGCGGTGAGTTCGTCCCCTACAACCCTACTGCAGAAGATGGCAGCGAAACCGCCGTGTGCATCCTCTTCGCGTCCCTTGGTGAGTCCGAAACCATTCGTCGTGGCCGCGCCGTAGTGCGTCTGGCGGAAGTTACGGAAGCCTTGCTAACCGGCCTCGACCTGGATGCTGAAAAGGCCCTGGCAACGCATTTCATCATCGTGCGCTGACCCGCACTCATCTTCCTACCAACCCCGCCCAGAGCGGGGTTCTTACTTTCTGGAGTACCCCCATGGCTGATATCGCCATTTTCCAAGACGACGCTTTCGGCGTTGCTGCCCTGACCGCCGCCATCAATCAGCAGGAGTACGTGCCAGGTCGTCTGGCGGCCCTCGGGCTGTTCCGTGAGGAAGGCGTCCCGACGCTGACCGTGCAGCTCGAAAAAGACGGCGATACGCTTGCCCTTGTGCCTGCGGGAGAGCGCGGTACCTCCGGCCTAGTGGTTGGTGGCAGCAAGCGTAGCTTGATCCCGTTCAACACTATCCACTTGCCCCAGCGGTTCTCGATCAAGGCGGACGAGATTCAGGGGATCCGGGCTTTCGGTAGCCTCACCGAGTTGCAGGCGGTGCAAGGTGTGGTCAACAAGCGGCTGGCCAAAGCACGGAGCCAGCTGGATGCCACCCATGAGTATCACCGTATGGGTGCGATCAACGGCCAGGTGCTCGACTCCAACGGCACTACGGTGCTGCTGGACATTTACAAGACCTTTGGCGTTGCCCAGCAGAAGCAGTCGATGGGCCTCAACGATCCGAATGCCAACATCCAGGTGCAGTGCGTGGATGCGCTGGACCTCCAAGAGGAGGCGCTGGGCAACGTCACTACCACGGGGTCACGTGCCTTCTGTGGCAAGACGTTTTGGAAGAAGCTGATCGCTCACCCGTCTGTCGTCGAGACCTACAAGGGCAGCCAGCAGGCCGCCGCTCTGCGGGGCGATGGGCGTGAGTCCTTCGAGTTTGGCGGAATCAGCTGGGAGCGGTATCGCGGCAAGGTAGGTGGCAAGGCTTATGTTCCCGACGACGAGGCGCGACTGGTACCCGAGGGCGTGTCCGACCTGTTCCTCTCGATTTACGCCCCGGCGGATTACATCGAAACGGTCAACACTGAAGGGCTGCCGTATTACAGCAAGATCGAGGAAATGCGCTTCGGCAAAGGTGTCGATGGTGAGGCGCAATCAAACCCTCTGCACATCTGCACCCGTCCCCGTGCTGTCATCCGCCTGATTTTCTGATCATGGCTTTCCGAGATCTGATCGACGACGTGGACGAAGTGGTGTTCGACGTTCTGGGCGATCCGGCACAGATTGATGGGCGCTCGGTTCTCGGGATGTTTTCGGCGCCCTGGCTGCAGCCCAAGCTCGGCCAGATCAGAACTGCTCTGCGTGAGCCGCACTTGGTCATCCGGGTCGGCGATAACGCGGGTGTCGAGGTAAAGCAGCGCGTTGTGGTCGATCTGCCGCCAGAGGACGGCGGCGGGACCTACACCATCGCAGGCATTGAGCCTGGTGGTGATGGCCTTGTAACGCTGATCTTGAGGAAGGCGGTATGAGTGTTGGTAGCTATCACAAGCAGTCTGCCAGCAGCGGGATGATCTCTCTGCAGCTGGACCCGCAGGCACTCAAAGGCTTTCAGGATTTCACCAAGCTGTTCCCCAAGTTCGCGCATGCCGCGCAACGACGGGCGATCAACAAGACGTTGCGCTGGCTTCGAACGCACGTCGCCCGGGAGGTGGGCCGCCAGGAGCGGATCGCTATCGCGGCGGTGAGGCAGCGGCTAAGGGCCTTCCCGGTGTCCGGGAGCGGTCAGGGCAAACTCTGGTTCGGCATCAACCCCATCGAAGCCAGTCGAGCGGGTAGGCCCCGGCAGAGCCGGACTGGCGTTTCTGTGGCGGGCCGCAAGTACCAGGGCGCGTTCTTCAAGACCGTGTACGGCGGCAATCCGGATATCTGGATACGTACTGCAAGCAAACACTTCGACGCGGACAGCTACCCGGATAGCGAGGTATCAGGGGGCGGTGGACGACGTTCTGGTTGGATCTCGGAGAACGACAGTCGCTTCCCGTTGGCCAAGGCGAAGATCTCCCTGGAGGACGTCCGGCCTCACTTCGAGGCTTGGACCAATCGCGCGCACGAGCGCCTGGTAGTCGTCCTGGAGCAAGAACTGAACTTTGAATTACAGAAGTACCTTCGGAGGTCAGGCAATGGATGAGGATTTCATTCCACTAGGCCAGGTGTACGCGGCCATGGAGCAGCACATCAGGGAAGCCATTCCAGGCTTGCAGTATGTGGGGACCATGCCAAGCGGCATCGAGGTCGTCCCACCGCCTGCGGTGGTGCTCGAACTGGCAGGATTCGAAAGTGCCGAAGAGGACCCCGGGACGGGGCAGACTGCGGTCGATGCGCGTTTTGAAGCGCGCGTGCTTGTACCGGGGGAGGAAGACAACTGCTTGCACATTGCTGCATTTGTGGCTGCTCAGTTGGCTGTCCTGCTCCGCATGCAGTCGTGGGGTTTGGCGGTGCGGTTCGCTGAGTTTGTAAGGGCCGAGCGCGATTGGAGCAGGCCAGAGCTGGACGGCTTTGCGGTCTGGGTGGTCGAGTGGACCCAGATCATCTACTTAGGCGAGGAGGAGTGGCCTTGGCCCCGAGAGCCCGGCCCGGTGCTGTTCGCCTTCGACCCGGACAGCGGGGAGGGGAAGGAACAGCACTACCAGCATCCGGAGGCTATGGAATGAGCTACGCGACCGCGCAGCATGATCGAATGCTGTCCGACCAGGTGATCAAGGGGTACGTCGTCGCTGTAGACCTAGTGGCAGGCAAGCTGCGCATGTCGGACGGTTCCGACTGGGTCAGTGCATGGGTAAAGTGGCATGCCCTCGCCGCCGGCAAGGCCCGCCATTGGCGGTCGCCAAGCCTGGGCGAGCAGGGCGCGCTGATCAGCCCGAGCGGTGACCCTGCCCAAGGCACATTTGTGCCGGGGCTGTACGGCAATGCCGGCTCGCAGCCTGACAACCGCGACCATGTCGAGGTGTGGCGTTTCGATGATGGCGGCTCGCTGGTCTACGACTGGGAAGCCAACACATACACCATCAGATTGCCCACCGGCACGGTCACCATCGAGGTCGGCGGCAGCAAGGCAGTGATCACCGACGACACGATTAGCGCCAAGACCACGACGATGGCAGCCGAGGCCCAGGCCGCCACGGTCAAGGCGTCGTCAATCACCCTTGAGGGCAATGTACTGATCAAGGGCCCGTTGAGCGTAACGGGCGATATCCACGGCGGCGGCGCGATCATCGATACAACCGGCAACACGCCAAACCACAAGCACTGAGGTTGACATGGCAGAGCAAAATCCGCAGGAACCCATCAATGGGATTGATCGTTACCGGATTGAAAAAATGGTGGGGTACGGCATTACCGGTTTTGCGGATCACCTCCGCATGCTGAGCTTCTGGAAACGCCTGCTAGCGGGAGATAACGACCCTGAGGAAATCGCCCAAGGCTTGGCCTTGGCGCTATGTCCCCAGCGTTACATACCCAAACCAAAGCCCGGCCACGGTGTGTCAATCACCATCAATATCGCGGGCGATGCTGACCCTCAGGCTCTTAGCGGAGCGATTAAAAGCGCGCTTGCTTCGGAGTTTTCCAGTCGACGCTAACCCCCCAACTAAATCATCCAAAAGCCCGCAGTCGCGGGCTTTGTCTTATTTGGAGTAGGCCTTATGGCTGACAAGAAATCCGTTTCAACTGATGAAGCGACCGTCTCGGATTCAACCGACGCGGCCGTTGTTGCTCGTCCGACTGCAGCCAAGGCAGTGGCACAAATCACCTTCGCCGACACCGTCTACACCTCGCGCTCGCTGTACCTGGCCAAGGGCGAGGACCTGCGCGAATTCAAGGTGGTGGCCAAGCATGTCAGCGTACCGGCCGATGACGCCGAGGCGGTGGCGTTCCTGGCTGATCACCCTGAGCTGCAGCGCCTGGACGGCTGACCATGATCGGCTTGGATCGCCGCACCGGTGAAGCTATCTCAGGCCTCGATCACCTGCGCCAATCCATTGAGGACATCCTGACCACGCCACTCGGTAGCCGCCGCATGCGGCCGGAATACGGCAGCAAGCTGCGGCGTTACGTCGACATGCCGGTCAATGAGGGATGGAAAAGCGCAGTACAGGCCGAGGTGGCCCGCGCCTTGGGCCGCTGGGAACCGCGCTTGAGGCTGGAGCGGGTGGTGGTCACCTCGGTGCTTGATGGGCAGATCGGCATGACGCTGACCGGCGAATACCTGGGCAACACCGCCGTGCTGGAGGTAACCGCATGATCGACCTTTCCCTGCTACCCCCGCCCGATGTGGTGGAGAGCGTGGATTTCGAGGAGCTGTATCAGGAAACACTGGGCATCTTCCGCGAGTTCATGAAAGACCAATGGACAGCGGCGCTGGAGTCCGACCCGGTGGTCAAGCTGATGGAAGTCATGGCCTACCGGGAAATGCTCACGCGCGCTCGGGTCAACGCGGCGGCCAAGGCGAGCTTGCTGGCCTTCGCCAAGGGTAACGACCTGGTGAACCGCGCCGCTGACTACGGCGTGGAGAAACTGACCATTCGCCCGGCTGACCCGGATGCAGTGCCGCCGGTTGAGGCGGTGATGGAGGGCGACGAGGCGTTGCGCTACCGCACGCGGCTGTCGCTTGAGGCGTTGTCGGTGGCTGGCAGCAGCGGGGCCTATGAGTATCACGGGCTGAGCGCATCGGCCGAGCTGACCAATGTGTCGGTCGATTCGCCCCGTTTTGTCGGTGCGGAATTGACGCCCGCCGTGCGTGCCCAGCTTCCCCCGGGGGCCATTGTCGTGGTCTGCGACTACGACGCTGGCCTGGCCAACCCGCTGCCCGGCGACGTGTCGTTGGCCATCCTGCCCAGCCCCACCAGCACCACGCCGGTGGCCCAGCTGGTCGCGAAGGTCAAGGCGGCCTTGTCGGCCGAGGAAGTACGGCCGATCACCGACCGACCCCGCGTGGCCGCCGGTTTGCCGGCTGAGTTCAAGGTGGAGGCCGAGCTGCAGATTGAAGAAGGGCCAGACCCGGACGTGGTGAAGGCCACGGCGCGGGCTGGCCTGGATGCTGCTATCGCAGAAGCGCGCCGCCTGCAGGGGCAGTTGCCCCTGTCGGCCATCTACGCCGCGTTACACGTAACGGGGATTCGTAGCGTGACCTTGAAGCAGCCAGCGGCCGGGGTGGTGTGTGATAAGCGGCATTACCCCAGCTGCACCTCGATCACGCTGACGTCGAAGGTGGTGACATGAGCCTGTTACCGCACAACGCCACCCAGCTGGAGCGCGCCCTGGAGGCGGCCGCCGACCTTGGCCTTGACCCGGACATTATCCGGGGCGTGGCCGACTCGGCACGCTGCCCGCCGAACTTCCTGCCCTGGCTGGCCTGGGCGTGGAAGGTTGAGGGCTGGGAAGCGGCTTACACCGATGACCAGCGCCGCGCGCTGATCCGCGAGGCGATCCCGATTCACAAGACCAAGGGCACCGTCGGCGCGATTCGGCGTGTGCTCAAGGCCGTTCGGGTCAACGCGGATTACAAGGAATGGCGCGAGATTCCCAACGCGGCGCCGTACACGTTCCAGGTCACAGCCTGGGCCAACGAGAACCGACCAGGTGAAGGCTCGATCATTTCGCCGCAGCTGGAGGAGTGCTTGCGCGCCCTGGTCGACGCGACGAAGAACGAGCGAAGCCACTACACCTTCCGGCTCGGTGCCCGGTTCGACGGCGGCCTGGTCGCGGCCGGGGCCAGTCAGGGCCAACTGCTGCACCGCAAGACGGTGGAGCCTTCACCTGTTCCGGTTGACCCGTCGGCGCAGGCCCTGCAGTTCGCCAACGCCACCCAGGCGCGAGGGCTACACCGGCAGACGATGGAAATGCCGGTGGTGCCGATTCCGCTCTCTGAGCAGGGGCTGCTGCTGGCCAGCGTTACCCATGCGCGCGCTGTGACTCGGGGTTATGCCCAGGCGCAGCCCGTCCCGATCCATGCAGCGGCCACCGCTTTGGTAGCCAATGCGCTGCGTACCCGTATCGTCGTGCGGGGCACGATGGAGGCTGTTTTATGAGTACCCCTTTACAACCGGTGATCACCAAGAAAGGCCTGGCGGCGGTTTGGAATGCCACCAGCACCGGCCTCTCTGCCGAGATCACTCACATCGCGCTCGGTGCATCGGGTTACACCCCGACCAACGAGCAAACCGGCTTGCGTACCCAAGTGGCCAAGTACCCCATTGCCGGTGGCGAGCGGCTGAGCGATAGCCTGATTCACCTCACCGCCATCGCTGATGGCCCGGCCGCGTTCTGGGTGCGTGAAATCGGCTTTCTGTTGGCTGATGGCACGTTGTTGGCGGTCTGGTCGCATGCGACGGACGCGCTGACCTACAAGCCGGGCAATACCGACTTGCTGCTGGCCTACGACCTGTCCTTGACGGCGCTGCCGGCGGATAGCGTGACCATTGTCAGCAGCCCGGCGGGCCTGAACCTGTCTTTGGCGGCGCCATTGGCGGCCATGGCCAGTGCCCTAGTTAGTGGACAGTTGCGCAGCCTGAAGCAACAAGACCAGATCACCGATCTGGCCCGGCAGCAGCAAGGCGCCGCCGAGCAGACGGCACGCCAGCTGGCCAGCCTCACCGAGCGCTTGGGCACTGCCGAGTACCGGCACTCGCTCGACCATGAGGGGGCGCTGGCTGTTGGCATTCGCGCGGTCGAGGCCGCGCTGAGCGAACAACTGAGCAGTCTGGACCTGCAAGACCAGATCACCTTGCTTACCCGACAGTTGCGGCTGGTGATCGAGCAAGGCGACTGGCGAGACGTGCGCCTGGCAACAGCTGAGCGCCGGCATGAAGTCGACCACGACGGCCTGCGCAGCATGGGCATTGCTGCTGCAGAAGCCACCATTTCCACGCAAACCCAACTGACCAAACTGATCCACGGAGCATAACCACCTATGAGTCTTGAAACTGAAATCGCAGCACTGAGCAGCAAAGCCACCGCGCTGTTCGACTACTTCAGCACCGCCAAGTCGGCGATTGCCAAGGCGATTGCCGATGCGGTGGCCGCTGCCCCGGCCATCTCGCGCACCTTCTATGTCAATACACTGATTGGCGATGATAGCGCGCTGGGTAACGTCGACAGCCCGTTCAAAACCATTGACCGGGCTGTCGCCGCGACGCCGAGTGGAGGTGTGGCGGACATCATCCTGGCTGAGGACTACACCTTGGCTTCCCCAATTTCCGTCGGTAGTCGTCGCATCATGATTCGCGGCGAGACGGAGTCGAGCAACACCCGAAAACTCATTCTGAATGAGTTCCTGAACGCCAAAGGCACGAAGCAATTTGGCAGCTTCCAGTTCAACCGGGCCAGCTCGGTCGACTTCGGCGATCTGACCATCTCGCTGCCGGATACGGCTGGTGGGCTCCCGGCGACTCAAGATGTCTACTACGCATTGATGTTTGCCGGTGGCACCAAAATGCCAGGCTTCATGCCGATCAAGTTCTACAACGTCGCGTTCGCCTTGCGAGGCACTTTCACCGGGAAGATCGTTGGACCGGGTTTCCCTAGCCTGTCGCTGACTGCAGTGAACTGCACCATTCCTGCCGCCCTTGAAGGGTATTTGATCAGTGGTGTAACGGCTGGCAAGGATCCGAACACCATCCCTCACCTGATCACCAACATCACCAAGCTCTAACCCTTCTGAATCTGAGGTAATCATGCGTAAAGACAACCTGAACGTGACGTTCAACGGCAACAACTACACCGGTTACGAGAAATACGAAGCGCTGCCGCTTGGGGCCGCGCTGCTGTACACGGCCCAGCAGATCGACGAGGCGGCCGACAATGCCCGTGTCGCTGTGGTCGGCAACTCGCTGCGTGTGGTCGAGTACCAGCTTGCCGAGCAAGAAGCCCAAGCCTTCCAAGCAGCTGGCTTCGAGGGCGAGGTGCCCGCCACCGTCCAGGCGTGGGTCGACGCGGCCGGTCTTGAGCCGCAAGCCGCCGCCGAGAACATCTTGGCCGAGGCTGCCAAGTGGAAAGAGGCCCTTTATGCGATTCGCGCTGCCCGCTTGAAGGGCAAGCTGCAGGCGCTCAAGGCGGCCACTCACGACGAGGCCGAGGCCATTGCCGACGCGGCCATTGCCGCGATCAATGCCAGCGTGGTCGGTGTCGGCAACGCCTGACCCATAACCCGCCTTCCTTGAGCGCCCCGACTGTCGAGGCGTTTTCGTTTCTGCAGGGCCGCCAAGCGCGGCCCTTGTCTTATCTGGAGCCCACATGGCTGGATTCTTTCACGGCGTTACCGTAACGAACGTCGACACCGGCGCGCGCAGCATTGCCCTGTCGTCGTCCTCGATCATTGGCCTGGTCGACACCTTCACCGAGGGCGGTACCGCCACGGCCAAGTACAACGACCTGGTGCTGATCACCAACGAGCGAGAGGCGGTCGCCGCGTTCGGTGAGGCCTCGGGCATCACCAAGGCCTGCCGGGCCATCTACACCCGCGCCAAGGCAGTAATCGTCTGCTGCGGCGTGGCCAAGGCGGTCGACGCGGCGGCACAAACCTCCTCGATCATTGGCGGGGTGCTGGCGAACGGTAAGCGTACCGGCCTGCAGGCGCTGCTGGACGGCAAGAGCCGTTTCAACGCCCAGCCGCGGCTAATCGTAGCGCCCAAGCACAGTGCTACTCAGGCGGTGGCCACCGCAATGGATGCGCTGGCCGGCAAGTTGCGCGCTGTGGCCATCATCGACGGCCCCGGTACCACCGATGAGGCCGCGACGACCTACGCCAAAAACTTCGGCTCCAAACGCCTGTTCATGGTCGACCCTGGTGTGCAGATGTGGGACACCACCAGCAACGGCACCGTCGATCAGCCGGGCTCGGCCTGGGTGGCTGGCCTGTTTGCCTGGACTGACACCGAGTACGGTTTCTGGGCCTCGCCGTCCAACAAGGAGTTTGTCGGCATCACCGGCACCACCCGTTCGGTTGAGTACCTGGACGGCGACGACACCTGCCGGGCCAACCTGCTGAACAACGCCAATATCGCGACCATCATCCGCGACGACGGCTATCGCCTGTGGGGCAACCGCACCCTGTCGAGCGATGCGAAATGGGCCTTCGTCACCCGCGTGCGGACCATGGATATCGTCATGGACGCGATCCTCTACGGCCACAAGTGGGCGGTCGACCGCTCGATCACCGCGACCTATGTCAAGGACGTGACCGAAGGCCTGCAGGCGTTCATGCGCGACCTCAAGAGCCAAGGTGCAATCATCAACTTCGAGGTCTACGCCGACCCGGTGCTCAACACGGCCAGCCAGCTGGAGCAGGGCAAGGTGTACTGGAACATCCGTTTCACCGACGTGCCGCCGGCCGAAAACCCCAACTTCCGCGTCGAGGTCACCAATCAATGGCTGACCGAAGTCCTCAACGCTGCCGCCTAAGGAGCCGCCGACATGGCATTCATTCCCCAAATTCTCGCCAACACCAACCTGTTTGTGGATGGCAAAAGCTTTCAGGGCGATGTGCCCAGCCTGACCCTGCCCAAGCTCACCCTCAAAATGGAGGAGTACCGCCCAGGCGGCATGGATATGCCGATTGAAATGGACGTGGGCATGGAGAAGATGGAAGCCAACTTCACCACCACCGGCGTGCGCAAGGACTCGCTCAAGTTCTTCGGCCTGGCCGACGGCAACGCCTTCAACGGCGTTTTCCGTGGCTCGTTCAAGATCCAGAAGGGCGAAACCCTCTCGGCCGTGGTCACCCTGCGCGGCACCCTGAAAGAGGTGGACATGGGCGACTGGAAGGCCGGCGACAAGGCCGAGTTCAAGTACGGCATTGCCGTCACCTACTACAAGTTCGAAGTCGGCGGCGAAGTCATCTACGAGATTGATCCGGTCGGCATGAAGCGTGTCATCAACGGCACCGACCAGCTGGCCAGCCAGCGCGCCGACCTCGGCCTCTAACCCCCATTCCCCTCGCAACCCTTTCCGAATCAAGGACACCCTTTCATGAGCAAGCAAGCCCCGAAATTCCTGACCCTGACCGCTGAAAACGTCACCGTTCGCCTGTCCAAGCCCACCGCCCTCAATGGCATTGATCAGGCCACCATTACCCTGCGCGCGCCGACCGTGAAGGATATTCGCAGTGCGGGGCAGACCTCGGACGGCGACGATGCGCAGCGCGAAATGAACCTGTTCGCGTCCCTGGCCGAAGTCGGCGTCAAGGACCTGGAAGGCCTCACCTACAAGGACTACAACCGCGTAGCCACCGGTTACAACTTTCTGGTGCAAGACGACGAACTGTAATCCCCAGTCGCTCAAGCACGCTGCCAAGCGTCTCGCGGCCGAGCTGCATTTCTCGGCCGCTGAAATCATGACCATGTCGTATGCCGACATGGTCTGGTGGCTTACCGATTGAGCTTGCACAGGGGGTAACCGATGGCAGGCAAGGTAGCGTTATCGCTGGTGATCGGCGGCGCCGTCGCGTCGTCGCTTGGCGCCGCGTTCAAGACCGCCGAAAACGGCATCCAGAAGCTGGAAGCCAAGGGCAACAAGGCCAAGGTTCTGAAAAGCACCATTGGCGAAACCATCAAGCTGCGCGATGAATGGAAGCGCGCGCACGACAGTGGCGCGGCCGGTGCCGACAAACTGCTGCGCAAGCTGGACAGCAACCTGGACTCCTTGCGCAAGCAGGGGGTCGAGGTCGGCAAGCTCGGTCGCGAGTACCAGCGCCTGGGGCGCGAGGCACGGGCGGCCGATCTGCAGCTCAAGGGCCACCAGCAGCTGCAGGCGGGCAAGGAATCGCTCAAGTCGAATATCGGCAGGGCGGTGGTGGCCACGGGCATGGCGGCTGTGCCGACGATGATCAGCGCGAACTATCAAGCGGTCATCCGTGACATTGCGATCAAGGCTGACATTGCCAACAAGCCCGAGGAGCAGCAGCTTAGCCGGACGGTGATCGACACGGCCAAAGACACGGGCATGTCACGCAATGACGTGGCTGACCTGGTCAACCAGCTGGTCGGCGCCGGCATGGAGTTGGACAAGGCGCTGTCGTATGCGCCGGTCGCGGCCAAGTTCGCGGTGGGCCAAGGCGCCTCGGGCGTCGACACCGCGTCGATGATCCAGGCGCTGGAGCAAAACGCCAAAATCAGCGACCCCAAGGTCATGCAGCAGGCGCTGGAGGCTATCGCCTACCAAGGCCAGGCGGGCAGCTTCGAGGCCAGCGACATGGCCAAGTGGTTCCCGCAGCTGCTGGCCGGCATGGAGAAAAACGGCATCACCGGGCTGGATGCGGTGACCTCGCTGGGCTCCATGCTGCAGGTCCAGATGAAGACCGCCGGCAGTTCCGACGAAGCGGCGAACAACTTCAAGAACTGGATGGAGAAGATTGGCGCCGGTGATATCAAGAAGGCTTACAGCGATGTGGGCATTGATTATCAGGCGTCCCTGAATACCGGCCTGCAGAAGGGCATGAACGTCATTGAGGCGTCCATGGCCCTGGCCATGCGTTACGTCGAGAAGACCGACCCGGCCAAGGCCAAGCAGATCAAGGATGCCCAGGCCAAGATCGACAAGGAAGTCGACCCGGAGAAGGCCAAGGCGGCGCTGGAAGCCTTGGAGAAGACCCTGCGCACCGGCGATATCTTCGCCGACATGCAGGTCAAGGCGGCGCTCACCGCCTACGGGCAGAACCGGGGGCTTTACGAAGAACTCAAGGCCGACTCCAAGAAGGCCTCGGGCATCCTCGACAAGAACCTGGCTGAGCGCCGCGAGACCTCGGCGCAGCAGTGGGCCGAGCTGGGCCAGGCGGTGGACGATTCCATGCGCAGCATTGGCGATGCCATCCGTCCGGCCACCGATCTGGCGGCGCAGGGGCTGACCAAGGTTGCCCGTGGCATCACCTCGCTGTCGGATCAGTTCCCGTCGATTGCAATGGGTATTGGCGGCATCACGGCGGCGGTCCTGGCGTTTATGACTGCGCGCAGCGCCCTGCGGATCGGCCGGGGGGTGTTCAATATCGCCATGGGCGGTGGCCTGGAAGGATTCGCGGGCCGCACCGGCAAGACCGAGCGTGCGCCGATCAAGTTGCCAAAGACCGCCAACAAGGTGGTCGACACCGGCCTGGGGCTGCTGGGCAAGGTGTTTTCGCCGGGTTCGCAAGTGCCTGGCCAAGGTGATGATCCCGGCGCGGCCGCCAATGACACCCAGCGCGTATTCGTGGTCAACGCCGATGCAATAGGCGGGATCGGCAGTAGCGTTGGAAATAGCGGTCCTGCAGGACCTGCTAGGGGTAGTCGCAGAAGTCGCCGCCGGGAGCGACGGCGCGCAGCGCGACAGGGCGCCCCAGTGCGGCCTGCGCCGGCCGTTGAGGCACATAAGGCGCCCAAGGCTGCCGTGGCCAAGGTTCGGCCGCTGCCTGCAGCGTTGTCAGCCCTGACCGCCACCGATGACCTGGGCAAGGTGGCGCGTTCGGTGCGGGGTATCACCCGCCTGACTAAGCGTCTGCCAGGCGGCAACATCATGGACGCCGGCACGGCCGCGCTTGATGTCGCGCTGAACGCTGAGACCAAGGACGAAAAGGCCGAAGGTTATGGCGGCGCCGCCGGTAGTCTGGCGGGCACCCTTGCCGGAGCTGCAGCCGGGGCCGCCATAGGCTCAGTGGTGCCTGTGATCGGTACCGCCGTGGGCGGTGCTGTTGGCGCCGTCCTAGGCGGTATGGGGGGCGAGTCCTTTGGTGGCTGGCTGGGCAAACGCTGGTTCGGTGACGAGCCGGCCGACGATCAAACCGAGCCGGAATCGCCGCCGGCACTGGGTGAAGCGTTACGCGTAACGGTCATGCCAACCAAGGAAGTCGAGCCGGAGCCCGCCACGGCCCCGGTCAAGGCTGACCCGGCAGTGTCGTATGACCCGCGCGACCTGGCATTGAAAGATCCGTTCGTGCTGCCGGCACTCGCGGCCGACAAGGTGCGTTTCCCTGGTGCTGATCTGGTGCGGCCGCAGGCCAACCCTGAGCCGCCGCCTGCAGCGCAGAAGGCGCAACTCGAGCCGTCGGCGCCCAAACTGGGCGATACGGTGCGGGAGGTGGCCAGCCCGGCGCCGGTGGAGCCAGCGGTGTCGTATGACCCGCGCGACCCAGCGTCGAAAGATCCGTTCCTGCTGCCGGCGTTGACGGCTGGCAAGGTACGGTTCCCCGGTGCTGGTCTGGTGCGGCCGCAGGCCCTACCCGAAGCCCCTGCTGCGCCCGAGGCGCAACCCGAACCGTCTACGCCGAAGTTGGGTGATACGGTGCGGGAGGCGACCGTACCGGCGCCGGTGGAGCCGGCGGTGTCGTATGACCCGCGCGACCCCGCGTCGAAAGATCCGTTCCTGTTGCCGGCCCTGACGGCCAACAAGGTGCGGTTCCCAGGCGCCGACCTGGTGCGGCCACAGCCTCAAGCCGAGCCACCGGCCGTACTGGGTGATGTGGTGCGGGAGATGGCCAAAGCGGCGCCGCCGGCGCCCAAGCTGCCCGAGGTAGCCCCGGCCGCCAAGGCAGCCGAACCGCAGCCGGCGCCGAAAGTGGACAACACATTCACTTTCGCCCCGAACATGCCGCTCACGGTCCACGGCGATGTTAAAGACCCGAACCAATTGCTGAGCGAAATGGCGAACGGTATGCGCGGGCTGTTTGACGCCTGGCAGCGCGAGGTGGCAGCGCGCACGGCCTCGTCCCAGTTGTTCGATCAACCCCACGTTTAAGGAGGGCCTATGGCCTACATGGAGCTGCTGGAGTCGTCACTGTCCAGCCTGGTTGCAGCGGGGGAGGCCGGCCGGAAAAGCGCCGACGGCATGCTGGTACCGCTCAACGGCGCTATCAGCAGCATTACCGGTGCCGCGTCCGAACTGGAGAGCATCCCGTTTCTACCGCCCGAGCTGGGCGCCAAGGCGGGCCGCTTGGTGCGCAGCATCGGCGTGGCGCAAGCCCGTGTCGGGCAAGTGACGTCGATGTACAGCCGCGCCGTATCGGGCGTCAGCCAGGTGCAAGAACGCCTCGGTACGTTCAAGCAGATGGCCAGTAAGGTGTCGTCGGAGGTCGGCCGGGTGGCTGGCAAAATCAGTCCCTCGCTGTCCAACATCCTGCCCAGTGGCGGGCTGCTGGCCTCGGCCACGCCGACGCCGGAGGCTGTGGCGCCGTTCCCGCACCTGCTGATCATCCAGCCGCATGAGCCCAACGAGCAGCCTTACTACTTCAACCTCGGCACGGCCGCGTTTGACGAGTTACGCCGGCAGGCGTCGTTTCGTTGGCAGGGGCAGGAGCGATTGCGCCGGAGTACGGCGCAGCAGGCCGTGGGCCTGGGTGAGGAAAAGATCACGCTCAAGGGTGCGATCTTCCCGAACCACAAGGCCGGGCTCAAGCAGCTCAACACCTTGCGTTCCATCGGTCGCAACCTGCGCGCGCTTAACCTGGTAACGGGTTACGGCGAGGTGCTGGGCGACTGGTGCCTGATCAGTGTCGAGGAAGAACAAAGCCACTTGCTGGCAGGCGGTATCCCCCGAAAACAAGGCTTCACCCTGGAGTTTGTGAGCTATGGCAACGACCTGCAGAACGTCTGACGGGGATCTGCTCGATGTGATCTGTCAGCACCATTACGGGCACCTCAATGGCACGGTCGAGGCCGTGCTCGATGCCAACCCGGATCTGGCCAGGCAGGCGCAGCCGTACCGCGCCGGCCTGTTGATCCTGCTGCCGGACCTTCCGGCGCCGACGGTCGAGCTGCTGCAGCTGTTCGGCTAACCCGCGTTACGCGTAACGAACCCCGCCCAGTGCGGGGTTTTGCATTTCTGGAGCCTGCATGAAGCCCACGTATCAAATCGTCGCCGATGGCCACGACATTACTGCGCTGATCAATGACCGTCTGTTGCTGCTGCGCACCTCGGACAAGCCCGGCATGGAGTCGGACGAGTTCGAGCTGCGCATTGATGACCGCGATCAGGCGGTTGCGCTGCCTGCGCGCGGTGGCAACGTGGTGGTGATGATGGGCTATGAGGGCCAAGGATTGACTCGTATGGGGGCCTACACCGTCGACGAGGTGGAGTTGAGCGGCCCGCCCGACACCATCGTCATACGCGGCAAGGCCAGCGACATGCGCGGCAGTGGCAAGACCGTGCGCAGCGGCAGCTGGGAGAACGTGCCGCTGTCGCAGATCGTTGGCGAAATCGCCAAGCGCAACGGCTGGGAGGTGTCTTGCCCGGTCGACACCAAGGTCGAGCGCGTCGACCAGCGCAACGAGTCGGATTACAACTTTGTCACCCGCCTGGCCAAGCAGTACGACTGCACCGCCAAGGTGGCCGAAAGCAAGCTGCTGGTCATGCCGCGCCAAGGCGGGCAAAGCACCACCGGCAAGGCGCTGGCGGTCATCACCATCAACAAGACGGACGTTTCCCGCTATCAGTTCCGCCTCGGTGATCGCAACTCGCAGAAGGCGGTGAAGACCCAGCACCAGGACCCGAAGACGGGCAAGTTGCAGGTGGTCGAGCTGGCCAACGAGGAGTCGCCGGACGGCCTGCCGCCGGTGCACACCGACCGTCATGTCTACCCCAACAAAACCGCCGCCCAGCAGGCCGCCAAGGCGCGCCTGGCTGCGTTCAATCGCAGCACCGCCGGCGTGCGGCTGGAAATGCCCGGCCGCACCGATCTGTTTGCCGAACGCTCGATCAACGCCCAGGGCTTCAAGCCGGGGCTCGATGGCGAGTACCTGGTGGACGGGGTCGAGCAGGTATTCACCCAGTCCGGCTGGACTACGACCGTCGAGTGTAACGGCGGCAAGAAGGGCAAGGCCAAGGCCTCGGGCAAGAAAAAGAAAGACACCAAGCCGCTCAAGGTTGAGCAGCTGTAACCCCGGCCGCACGCGGCCATGACTGGAGACCTCAATGGCTATCTCAATTCAACAGCTTCAAAAGATCCTCCCTAACGCCGGCTCGAAAGCCGGCGTTTTCGTTCCCGGGCTCAACGCCACCATGGGTAAGTTCGCCATCATCACGCGACTGCGCATGGCCGCGTTCCTCGCTCAGATCGGTCACGAATCGGGACAGCTGCAGTACGTGCGTGAGCTTGGCAATGACAAGTACCTGTCGAAGTACGACACCGGCCGTTTGGCTCAGCGCTTGGGCAATACACCTGCAGCAGACGGTGATGGCCAGCTCTATCGTGGTCGCGGGCTTATCCAGGTGACCGGTCGGTTTAACTACGAAGCGTGCAGCGAGGCCTTGTTCGGTGACAGTCGCCTGCTCAATACCCCACAGCTGCTCGAGCATCCGGTCTACGCATCGATGTCGGCCGGCTGGTTCTGGCAGAAGGAGGGCCTGAACAGCTTGGCCGACAAGGGTGACATCCTGGCCATCACCAAGCGTATCAATGGTGGTACGAATGGTCTGGAAGATCGCCAGGCCATCTACAAGCGAGCGCTTGAGGTGCTGCAGTGAGCGCCTGGGCCACCCGCCTAGTCGCCGTAGCGCTGCTGCTGGCCGCCAGCGCTGGCGGCGCCCGGGCAGCCTGGGTGTGGCAGGCCAACGCATACAAGGCGCAGCTCGCTGATCAGGCCGATGACTTCGGCAAGCAGTTGGCGGAGAAGGATCGCGCGCAGGGTCTAGAGCGGGAGAAGGCTGCAGCAGCAGCGCTTGATCAACTGGCTGAAGAACTGGAGGCGCGGCGCGCCCTGGAATCGCGCCTGCAGGCCCAGACACAAACGCACTGGAAGGAGATGGAAGATGCTCAACACACTCAAGCTCGCCTGCGTGACCGGCTTGCTACCTCTGATCTGCGGTTGTCAGTCCTTGTCGGTGCAGGAACCTTTGCCGGCACGGGTTGTGACGGTGGGATGCGAGAAACCGCCGGCACCGGAGGCGTGGTACCTGGGGCCGTACGCGCCCAACTTGACCGAGCGCATGCTCAACGAATTGTCGCCATCACCGATGAAGGCGACCGGGGGCTAATTGCTTTACAGGCGTGTCAAGCATACGTACGCGAAATCATGCGCTGAAAATTTTTCGCCTACATCGACAGGATATTCTCCTTCCCCGATCCACTGTCGAATGGTTAAAGTTATCACGTCAAACGCGTCATCAGGAATGGAGTAGTGAGGCGTTTTCAAAGTAAGCATGAAATATAACTGCCCAGCAGATTGGGTTTTTGTGGCTAAAGATGAACTCCAATGGTCGGAGGTGACTGTGATTTTCCGTAGTAAGAACCCTCACAAAGGCTTTTTTTTGAAGAATGAGTTTCGCCTTGATTCTGAAGTCGCCGTGTTGACAGGAAGGAACGGTGCTGGGAAAACTCGGTTTCTAGAAGCCGTGAGTAATTCCATTGAGGTTTTGGACGGCGAACGGGTCGTTTCGCCAGGAAAGATCAGATTCGTTAGTTCGGGAGCTATGCAAGGCACCATCCGTAATAGTTACTCTCACGAGGACTCACGTATACAGATTGGTGAGATATTCGCCGCGCTAAAAAGTAACCTAGATTTTTATGCCTCTCCGTTAGATTCAGAAAGATATATGGAGTCTGTGAGGGGCTTTGGTTCGTACAGCAGTCAGCACTTACATATGATTTTTTCCACCATCGCTAGGAAGCTTGGGAAAAGCGTTCGTGAATTGACTAAGGATGAAATCCAGCTTTACTTCGAAAGCCCTGCGCAAGCTTGGGATGTATTAGATATAGGTAGGTTGTGTAATGAGTATTTACGTCGAAAACGTCAAAACAGTTACGCAATGTGGTTAGCAGAAGCTCATGGACGGGCCGGGATTTATCTTGATGCTAAGGCGTTTGATAAAGCATTTGGTGAGCCACCATGGATACTGTACGGTAATGTTCTCCAAGAGATCTTCGACGGAAAGATATCTCTGCGCTCTCCCGAAGATGAGTTGGCTGATGATGTGTACCTCCCTGTCTTAATTGAGACGGCAACTGGGGAGGCTTTATCACCCGAGGCTCTTTCGTCAGGTGAGAAAAATTTACTTTGGCTTGCGTCTACTATATTCAATTTGAGGTTTGGGGTTGATTCATTGCAAGGAGTGCCTGAGGTAATACTACTGGACGAGCCCGATGCATTTCTTCATCCGAAGATGGTTGTTAAGTTTTATTCCGTCATTCAGCGAATAGCCGAACTCTTTAGCTGTAAGGTTATTTTCACGACTCATTCTCCGACTACGGTTGCTTTGGCTCCGGATGACAGCGTTTATCGTGTGACGCCAACTGACGTTGAACGTGTTGAGAAAGATGATGCTATATCTGATTTGCTGGAAGGGGTAACGCAGATTTCGCTGAGCTCTCGTAATAGGAGAGAGGTTTTTGTTGAAAATAAGTCTGACGCTAATGTGTATAGATATATTTTTGATAAGATCAAATCTAAGTTTTCTAAGGTGGACCCTAAAATATCGCTGACATTTTTCTCTGCCGGAGCTAAGATGCCTGCTGGTCAGATTGAACAAAAACTCAATCAGTTTGTATTAGGGATTTCCCCTAAAGATGTACAGCGATTTATTGAAGAGCTAAATGGTGTCGGGGACTGCGGTCAAGTCGTTGCGATGGTTGACTCACTGACGCAGGCTGGTAATGTCACAGTTCGTGGAGTGATAGATTGGGACTTGAAAAACAAGCCTAGGGAAAACGTCGTCGTATCTGGGATGAATATTTTTTATACCATAGAAAATATTATGCTAAACCCCCTTTATGTTTTCAGGCTGTTGTATAGTCACTCTCCTGATAAGTATTCACTGTTGAAATATTGTGGTCGCGATGTCAGTTTGCGGGATTGGATGGATGATCTAGAACTTCTGCAAGCATCAGTAGATTTCTTCTTGGAGGACTTCTTAGGAAGACCTAACAATAAAGGCGCTCCTGTTGAGTTCTTAGGTGGCCATGTGATCCACCTGGATAGCGAGTATTTGCTATGTGATGGCCATGATTTAATGTGCAGAGTTCTAGATAGATATAGGGAGCTGAATGCTTGGGCCAATAAGGATGGAAAGTTACTGTTCGAGCTGGTGAAAATAATGGTGGATGATTTTGGTTGGAAGCACGTTCCTCGTTGCTTTGATGAAACGTTCAGTGCTTTGCAGCGCTAG